CGCGATAACGTCGTCCGAATCATTAAAAACGCAATGCTGGATATCGGCCTGGCTATGCCTGTGAAAATCCGTATTGAGTGCCACATGCCGGATCGCCGTCGCCGTGACCTGGATAATCTGCAAAAAGCCGCTTTTGACGCACTCACCAAAGCAGGTTTCTGGCTGGATGATGTTCAGGTCGTTGATTACCGTGTTGTGAAGATGCCCGTTACCAAAGGTGGGAAGCTGGAGCTGACCATCACCGAACTGGGGAATGAATGATGTTTGAGTCTTATATGGCAGAACGTCTTCGCCACCGCTGGATACGCCTGCGCTTATATCGTTTCCCCGGTTCTGTTTTGACCGATTACCGGATACTGAAGAATTACGCCAAAACACTGAAAGGAGCTGCCGCATGAATACCCAATATTTACAGTATGTCCGCGAGCAACTCATTGTGGCTACTGCTGATTTGAGCGGAGCAACGAAAGGCCAGCTTGAAGCCTGGCTGGAGCATGCACAATTTGATACTGGTACATATAAACGAAAGAAGCCGCGCATTCTGGATGAGGTAACGGGCAAGATGATTACGCTGGATAATCCGCCGATTTCCGGTAAGCAGTCGTACGCAAAAGGTTCATCCATTGCACTGGTCAGCCAGGTTGAGTTCTCAACATCTTCATGGCGCCGCGCGGTTCTGTCTCTCGATGAACATCAGAAAGCGTGGTTGCTGTGGAATTACAGCGAAAGTGTTCGCTGGGAGCATCAGGTTGCCATAACGCAGTGGGCATGGAATGAGTTTAAGGCTCTGTTAGGTACAAGAAAAATTGCCAGTAAGACACAGGAACGCTTAAAGAAGTTGATCTGGCTGGCTGCACAGGATGTGAAGAACGAACTGGTAGGGCGTAAGACCTATGAATACAAAGAGCTGGCATCACTGGTGGGAGTGACATCAAAAAACTGGTCTGAGACATTCACTGAACGCTGGGTTGCAATGAAGCACATTTTTCTACAGCTTGATAGCGAAGCTTTATTGCTTGTAACGAGAACACGTTCAAAACAAAAGGCGACATTTTCACAGTAAAGCATTGCTAAACTGGATTAAAAAGCATATATTTTATGCAAATCTGATATTCTGCCAATGTTGTACGCACTGGCAGTAATCCAAATTCAAGCCCGAGGTTTAAAGCCTTGGGCTTATTCTTTGAAGATAGTACACAATAATTGTGAATTTGAGCACAAATCTAATAATCGTGGTTTTGGTTCTTTCTTATCTTGATAAAGCGTTATTAATATTTTGACAGTAACGGGAGGGAACCTTAATCGTGTGATTTTCGATTTCAGGTTCAAAAACTACAGAGTCAGCTTTGTAATAAGGGAAGTAAAGGATGTACTTTGGACCGGCAAAACCAGTGATATATGTGTAGGCTTCTACTTTTGCCACCTCACCAAACCAAGTGTAACTTGAGTCGTTAGCCGTGATGCAGTCACCTTGAACATATTTTCCTTCAGAATCGGAGGCAAAGCATGCAGTGATTGTGCTGCACAGTAATAATATTAAAGTTATTTGAATTGCTTTCATTTGTTTTTCCAATGCTTTGGTTCGTTAATTTGATTTTTTTCTAGCTTTCTTCATGAGCCCTTATAGATTTTTTAATTAATCTAACTAATCATCCTTCTTTGAAATACATCCTGAATTGGTGAGTCAGAACTCAGCTTAGGATAATCAGGAAATATTGCAACTAACTCTGAAACCAACAGCGTAGACCTTTTTTATCTTTGGTCTTTGAGGGAGTTTTAACCTCGTGCTTTGTCGTTAAATTACCTCGTGAACAAACTTTCTGTCATTTAACGTCCCGGCCTTTTGTCGGCGGCGAAACATTGGCTATTCATATGCACGAAAAAGAGAGCCTTGCCGGAGCGTTCTGGCTCGTTTTGCTGATCATCGCAGGTTGGGGCGGTCTGGTCCGCTACCTGATAGATGTGAAGCAGAGTAAAGCAACGTGGAGTTGGATAAATGCTCTGGCTCAAATAGTGGTATCAGGATTCACCGGTGTTATTGGTGGCCTGATCAGCATCGAAAGTGGATTCAGTATTTACATGATTCTCGCGACAGCGGGGATTAGTGGTGCGATGGGTTCGGTTGCACTGACGTACTTCTGGGAACGACTGACAGGGGTGAAAAATGCAAAATCTTAATCCTCAGCGCAAAGCCTTCCTCGATATGTTGGCGTGGTCAGAAGGAACGGATAATGGGCGACAACCGACACGTAACCACGGCTACGACGTTATTGTAGGTGGTGAGTTATTCACGGATTACTCCGATCATCCTCGCAAACTTGTCACGCTAAACCCAAAACTCAAATCAACAGCCGCCGGGCGCTACCAGCTTCTTTCCCGTTGGTGGGATGCCTATCGTAAGCAGCTTGGCCTGAAAGACTTCTCTCCCAAAAGCCAGGACGCTGTGGCATTGCAGCAGATTAAAGAGCGTGGCGCTTTACCGATGATTGATCGCGGTGATATCCGTCAGGCAATCGACCGTTGCAGCAATATCTGGGCTTCACTGCCGGGGGCTGGTTATGGTCAGTTCGAGCATAAGGCTGACAGTTTGATTTCAAAATTCAAAGAAGCAGGCGGAACGGTCAGAGAGATTGAGGTATGAGCAGAGTAACCGAGATTATCTCCGCTCTGATTATCTGCATCATCGTCTGCCTGTCATGGGCTGTTAATCATTACCGTGATAACGCCATTACCTACAAAGCCCAGCGCGACAAAAATGCCAGAGAACTGAAGCTGGCGAACTCGACAATTACTGATATGCAGCTTCGCCAGCGTGATGTTGCTGACCTCGATGCAAAATACACGAAGGAGTTAGATGATGCGAAATCTGAAAATGATGCTCTGCGTGATGATGTTGCCGCTGGTCGTCGTCGGTTGCGCATCAAAGCAGTCTGTCCGTCCGTGCGTGAATCCACCACCGCCTCCGGCGTGGATAATGCAGCCTCCCCCCGACTGGCAGACACCGCTGAACGGAATTATTTCACCCTCAGAGATAGACTGATAATAATGCAGAAACAACTGGAAGGGACTCAGCAGTATATTAAGGAACAGTGCAGATAAAGTTGCCCATATTGATGGGCAACTCATGCAATTATTGTGAGCAATATACCCGTGCTTCCAGCGGAGTATAAATGCCAAAAGTGATGAAACCGAGCAATCCATTTACGAATGTTTGCTGGGTTTCTGTTTTAACAACATTTTCTGCGCCGCCACAAATTTTGGCTGCATCAACAGTTTTCTCCTGTCCAATTCCCGAAACGAAGAAGTGATGGGTGATGGTTTCCTTTGGTGTTACTGCTGTCGGTTTGTTTCCAACAGTAAATGTCTGTTGAGCACATCCTGTAATAAGCATTGCCAGAGCGGCAGAAAACAACATTTTTTTCATCTTATTATCCTGCATTGTTAAAAACGGCAGAATCCTATGTGACAACAATTAAACGATAGTTAAATGAATTGATGAAAATTAAAACTACACAGGTGGACGCTCAGACTATTGGAGGGAGTTGGGGACACTCAGAATCCTGTGGAATGAAATAAACCGCTCTATCTGTCCTTTACCCTTTTAGCTGCGCTGTATCGTCGCCGTATTCCCGCATTAACAATGACCGTAGCCCGACGGGGAACTCCTCTGCGCGAGTGTGCGGAAATAATCAAAAACGATGCACACCGGGTTTTTACCGCGCTAATTATTCGCGGGTTTGTCCCTCATGCTCGCAAGTTCTGTGTGGGGGCGAAGAAACAGGACATGTATTCTAGTCTGTGCGACCGTGGTCGTTCAGATTTTCATTCGTTTTGCGGAGTAAACCAGAGCGGTTGGCGGGTCCTCCTGGCGATTTGAAACACCGGGGGGCTGCGGACACGCGGAAAACGGCTGGTTTTTTGCATTTTATCGGCATCATCATCTTTTATCTAACCTGTTGATATTTCAGTTGTGAAATTATTCACGATGTCGATTCGCTTAAATATTGTTCATCATCATGGATAACGAACTGAAAAATCTTCGCCTCAATATTAACCAGCTGGCGGCGCTGACTAATCTGCATCGTCAGACCGTCGCAAGTAGACTGAGCAATGTTGAGCCTGCCCCCGGAAGTAACTCCCGCCTCAAGCTGTATTCGGTTCTGGATATTCTCAGGGAATTACTGGGCAGGACTACGACGCCGGAGCTGGTTGCTGTTGACAAAATGACACCGCCGGATCGAAAGGCATGGTTTCAGTCTGAGCGGGAGCGCCTCAAGTTTCAGCAGGAGACCGGAGAGCTTATCCCGGCCTCAGAAGTCAGCCGGGAGTTTGCCTCAATGGCAAAAGTTGTCGTTCAGGTACTGGAAACGCTACCGGATATTCTCGAGCGTGACTGTGCAATGACACCGTCAGCCGTCGTCAGGGTGCAAAAAGTCATAGATGACCTGCGGGATCAGATTGCCATGAAGGTTGAGCTGGCAGAGTCGCCGGAACAGGAGGACAGTTTGTCACAAGAGGAGTAAGCCATGCGACAGGCCACGGCGGCGGAAGTCAGAAAGAATACCGCCGGGATCATAAAGGCACCGCGTCGGATGCCTGTTGCCGAGGCCGTTCATAAGTACATGCGGGTTCCCGTGGGCGTCGGAAACTCCGTCGAATGGGATCCGCAACTCGCCCCCTATGTCGTGGAGCCGATGAACTGCCTGGCATCACGTGAGTATGATGCTGTTATTTTTGTTGGTCCGGCCCGAACAGGTAAAACAATTGGGCTGATTGACGGCTGGGTGGTGTACAACGTGGTGTGTGACCCGTCGGATATGCTTATCGTCCAGATGACGGAAGAAAAAGCGCGTGAACACTCCAAAAAACGTCTGGCCAGAACATTTCG